GTTTGACCTGTGACCAGCATCGCCGCCCGCCGTCGCCGTAAGAAGGAAGCGCCAGTCACACTGCCGCAAGGCTTTGGAACTTGGGATCGTGGCGCGAACGGCGCTGCAAACCAGCTTAGGCTGGTAGACGAGGCCGCAACCGACATTGACCCGGAAACCGGCAAGGAAACACCGAACCCAAACGGGGTCCGCCGCCGCCGCCGCGAGGATTGGGTTTCGCGCTATGCCAAGGCGGGGCACATAACCCAGGCCCAAGCCGCCAACGCGGTGAAGTTGCGCATGGCATCGGAAGGAATGCGGGAACGTGATCCTCTTGCCGCCCTTGGCGATGTGCGCGCCAAAGGCGGGTCGGACGCTCTTGCCGCGCGCGTTGACGCTCGCAGGTATTTTCGCCGCCTGTGGGATGCCATCCCCATGTCCAGCAGGCCCGTGATCGAGCGGATTGTCCTTGATGATTTGCCGCTCTGGCGCTGCAACCAATCGACAAGAGACCGGCATTTTGCTAGACTTTCCGCAGGTTTAGACGCAATCGCGGAAGGTGCGCGCAGATGAAGAGCCGCAAGTTCTTTGCCTTGGGGGACCACGTTCCCTTGACCTACATCATCGCGTCATCATGGGATGGGCCGTGCAAGATCGGCTACACCACAAACCTGCAGAAGCGGCTTATGTCCCTCCAAACTGGCAATTGGGAACCGCTTTCCGTCTATGGGTTCCGTGTCGCTGTGTGGATGGACGGCTTCAAAGCTTATCGCGGGGTCCATGCTGCCCTCCACGCGGCAAACCGGGCGCTGGAAGCCGCCGCCCATAAGGCGCTTTCGGATTGCGATCTGCGCCTGTCCGGTGAGTGGTTTGATATCACTGTGGACGAGGGCAGGCAGGTCTTGGACAAGTGCGCAAGCCTAGAGCGTATTCAGGCGTTGACCGTTGAGAAGCTGGCAGAGGGCTACATGGGGCAAGCCGCCATTTCGGAAAACGTTGCGGCGCAGCAGGAAATCCTTCGCAGCATGATCGGCCCGGCAACCTACGTCGCGGAACACCAGCCGCACCCGCTTGACAAGGTGTCTGCAAGCGCGTAGTTTTGGCATCATCGCGAGGCGGTCCCCTGCAAAAGAGGGCCGCCTCTTCGCATTTGGGGGTGCAGCATGAAGAAGTCCAAAGGCCGCAAGGGCGGCAAGAAGTGCTAGGCGATGGCAAACCTGAACCCGTCGCCGGAGACGCGGTTCCAGCCCGGAAGCACGCCAAACCCCGGCGGAAAGTCTAAGGAACTGAAGCGTCTGGAAATGGAAGCGGCGGAAATGGCCGCAAAACTTCGCCACGCCGCGCTTTCCTCAATGATGGAAAAGCTTGCTAAAGCAAGTGAAGCGCCAGAGCCGGACCCAGACATGGCGATGAAGCTGATCAACGCGGACACCCTTCGCCTGTTCAAGGACAGTGAGGACCGCGCACACGGAACGCCCAAGGCAGTGACCGAGATTGGCGGCACCGACGCGCCGATCAAGCTGGCAATTCAGCGCACAATCGTTGACCCGCAGGGCTAAGTGCAACTCGACTTTCCCGTTGCCAGGGCGTTCGCGCCCTTGCTTCAGCCTGCCCGGTTCAAGGGCACATGGGGCGGGCGCGGTTCGGGCAAATCGTGGTTCTGGGCAGACCAGACAATCGACGCGTTGCTAGATGGCCTAAACGTCCTTTGCATCCGCGAAGTTCAGAACAGCATCGCGGATTCGGTCAAGCGGCTGATCGAGGCCAGGATCGAGAAGTTCGGCATCAGCCATCTGTTCAAGATCACCGACAAGGAAATCACCTGCACCGTGAGCGGCGGAACCGCCATCTTTCGCGGTATGCAGAACCACACGGCGGCAAGCATCAAGTCGCTGGAAGGCTTTGACCGCGCCTGGTGGGAAGAAGCGCAGACCGCGACGCAGCATAGCCTTGACCTGCTGATCCCGACAATCCGGCAGCCCGGTTCAGAACTGTGGTTTAGCTGGAACCCGGCAAGTGAGACGGACCCGATTGACGTGCTGCTTCGCGGAAACCCACCAGACGGCGCAATCGTTGTCAGGGTGAACTGGCAGGACAACCCGTGGTTTCCGGCGGAACTGCGGGCCGACATGGAGCGCGACCGCGAGCGCGATCCGGGCAAGTATCAACACATCTGGGAAGGCGCATATCGGACGCTTTCGGAGGCGCGCATCTTCCGCAACTGGCGCGTTGGGGAAGAGCGCGTCCCGGAAAACGTGGTGTGGTTCTACGGCGTGGACTTCGGCTTCACCGTAGACCCGGCTGCGGCGGTGCGGTGCTGCCTCTTGGACCGGCACACGCTCTACATCGACAGGGAAGCATGGGAAGTTGGCGTTCCGACCGAGGCGCTGCCGAAGTTCCTGCACAAGGTGGACGGGATCGAGGCTTGGCCGTCTCGGGCTGATAGCGCCAGGCCTGAAACCATTGACTACCTGCAACGCCACGGCTTCCCGCGCATGAGAGCCGCGCGCAAGGGCGCAGGCAGCGTTGAAGACGGGATCACGTTCCTGCAAGGACTGGACATCATCGTCCACCCGTCCTGCGTGAACATGCAGCGGGAATTGGCGACCTATTCGCTCAAGGTGGACAAGCGGACCGACGAAATCCTGCCCATCCCCGAGGATGCGAACAACCACCTGATCGACGCGCTGCGCTACGCGACCGAACGCCTGCACCGCAAGGGCATCCTGGACATTCCGCCGGTCAAGCCGCCGTCCGACAGGCTGCCACGGCCCCGCGACTACGCGCCAGCAGAGAGAGGCGAAGCCGAATGGAAGCTGGTGTAACGGAACAGACCCGCGACCTTGGCCAACTCAAGGCTATGGTGCGCCGCGCGTCCGACCTGTCGCAAGACGCGCGGGAAGCGGCGGAGCGGGATCGGGACTATTACGACGGCTATCAGTGGACGGCTGCCGAGTTGGCCGTGCTGAAAAAGCGCAAGCAGCCTGCCCTGGTCATCAACCGGATCAAGCGCAAGGTTGACGCGATGGTCGGCCTAGAACAGCGTGGCCGGTCCGATCCGAAGTGCCAGCCGCGCGGGCCGGGGGACGAACAGGCCGCAGACATCGCCACAAAGGCGCTGCGGTTCGTGGAAGAGAAGGAACGGCTGGACCAGAAGCGCAGCGGGGCGTTCGAGAACCTGCTTGTGGAAGGCTATGGCGGGGTTGAGGTCGTCGCCAAGCCTTACGGGGAACAGATTGACCCGTGTGTGCGCAAGCTGCGTTGGGAAGAGATCATTTTTGACCCCCACAGCCGCGAGAAGGACTTCAGCGACGCTGCATACATCGGCATCCTGAAGTGGATGACGGTTGACGCGGCGCGGACCTTTGCCCGCGATTTCTGGGACGGGACGCCCGAAGAACTGGACGCGATCCTGGACACGTCGCCGATGCAGGGCGAGGGGCAGACGTTTGAGGATCGCCCGCTGAACAACGGCGGAATGATGTGGGTGGACCACCGGCAAAAGCGGGTGCGAGTTGCCAGCCTGTATCATCGCGTTGGAGATGGCTGGGCGCTGTCCATTTTCACCGGCAAGGGGGTGCTATTTGACGGCCCGTCGCCGTATTTGGACGAAAACGGCAAGCCCGACTGCGCCATCATCCTGATGTCCGCCTACGTGGACCGCGAAAACCGCCGGTATGGCGTTGTGCGGGACATGATCGGGACGCAGGACGAAATCAACAAGCGCCGGTCCAAGCTGCTGAACCTGCTGAACCACCGGCAGACGATGGGGACAAAGGGCGCGGTTGATCCTGCCGAAGTCAAGCGGCAACTGGCCATGCCGGATGGTCACGTTGAAGTCGATCTTGAGGCGTTCGACCCGGAAGCGGGGATGAAGCCTTTCGAAATCATCCCTACGAACGACATGGCCGCCGGGCAGTTCAACCTGCTGCAAGAAAGCAAGCAGGAAATCGACATGCTGGGGCCGAATGCGTCGCTTTTGGGCCAGCTTTCCGGGCAGCAATCGGGCCGGGCGATCATGGCGCAGCAACAAGCCGGGATGGCCGAACTTGCGCCGATCTATGATAGCCTGGCCGATTGGACGGAACGGGTTTACCGGGCGATTTGGTGCCGGATCAAGCAGTTCTGGACGGAGCCGCGCTGGATTCGGGTGACCGAAGATGAACAGGCACCGCAGTTTTTCGGGCTGAACCAGGTCGTGATGGGGCCGATGGGGCCGCAGCGGGTGAACGTCCCTGCCGAAATGGACGTGGACATCATCATTTCGCAGTCGCCGGACTACGCGAGCCTGCGGGCGGAACAGTTTGAACAGTTGACGCAGCTTGCCGGGCGCGGTGTTCCGATCCCGCCGAAGGTGTTGATCATGGCGAGCGAACTGCCCGACAAGGACAAGCTGATGGAGGCGATGGAGCCGCCGCCGGAACTGCAACAGCAGATGCAACAGCAGCAGATGGCCATGCAGGCACGGGCGTTTGAGGCTGAAATGAGCGTCAAGGAATCGCAGGCGATGAAAAATCAGGCATCCGCTGCCAAAGACATGGCCGAAATTCCGGCAGTGCGGGCGCGGGCGGTCAAGGAAGCCGTCCAGGCAGCCGCCGCGCCAGATGAAGCCGCCAAGCGCGTGGCCGAACGGCCAGAGCCGCGCTTGAACTGAGATAGTGCCGCCGACTTACGGGCGAAATCTTCCCATTGGTGATGTGAACCAGTCCCGCCGCCGGGGTCCGGGCGATGCGTAACACCCACGACACGGGGAATGTGGACATGAGCGAAGACAAACTGGACTTTCTCGACGGAAAGCCCGCCGAAGTGGAGCCTGCACCGGCTGAGCCGGTAGTTCTGGCCGAACCGACAGCGGACAAGGGCGAACCCCCGGCGCAAGAGCCGGTTTCCGCGCCGCCTGCGGAGCCATCGGAAAAACAGCACGTCGCGCCCCTGACTGCATTGCTTGACGAACGGGAAAAGCGGCAGGCGGCAGAACGCGAGGCGGCAGAGCTTCGTGAATGGCGTCGGCAGCAGGAAGAGCGGCAACGGGCCGTGCAAGCCCCGGACCCGCGTCAAGACCCGGATGGGGCGCTTGCCTATGAGCGCGCCATGTTTCAGGCCCAACTGACCAACACGCGCCTTCAGACTTCCCGCTTCCTGGCGGAGAAGGACTTCGGCGCGGATGTGGTGGCCGAGGCGTTTGCGTTCTTCGACAAGAACCCGGCGCTTTCCCACCAGTTTGTGGACCATCCGTCGCCATTCCATGCGGCGGTGGAGTTCTACAAGCGCCAGAAGGTTGCCGAAGAAGTCGGGGCCGATCCTGAAGCCTGGCGAGCCAAGGAGCGCGAAGCAATCCGCGCCCAGATTCTTGCCGAAATGCAAGCCCAACCCGCTCAACCGAAACCGCGCCTTCCCGGATCGCTGGCCGCCGCGCCTGCTGCCGGGGTCGCGGGTGAACCTGCCTCGAAGGGATCGGCGTTCGACGCCGCCTTTGGGTAACGCATCGCAACCTCAAGGAGACCTGAAGCATGGCTGATATGCAGCTTGCAACGGCGTCCCGCATTTCCAAGTGGGACGCCAATTTCTTCACGGAATATGTCCGTGACACGCGCTACCGCCCCTACATGGGCCGGGCTTCGCGCAACGCCATGATGCCCATCGTGGTGAAATACGAACTGGCCAGCGGGGGCAAGACTGTCAACATCCCGCTGATCACGCGCCTGAAGGGCGGCGGTGTGCAAGGCACCACCCGTCTGGTCGGGAACGAAGAAGCCCTCGGCAACTTCAACAAGTCGATCACCGTCAACTGGAACCGGAACGGGGTCTCGATCCCCAAGCCGGAAGAAAGCTGGACGGAAATCGACCTGCGTGAAGCAGCCCGGATGCAGCTTCGCACCTGGGCGGCGGAAGTCCTGCGTGACGACATCACCTGCGCGCTTCTCGCCTTCGACGGGACCTCGTTCCTGGGCGGCAAGGGTGCTGATGACACGTCCATCGCAACCCGGACCCCGCTGCAGGCTTACCTGAACTACTCGGAAGGCGTGAAGGACGCTTGGCTTGCTGCCAACGCCGACCGCTTCCTGTTCGGGAACGCCGTCAGCAACAACTCGGCAAACGACCATTCGGCGTCTCTGCTGAACGTGGACACCACGAACGACCGCCTCACCTCGGGGCTTGTTTCGCTGGCGAAAATCCGCGCCCAGCAGGCCGATCCGCGCATCCGCCCGTTCAAGACGGACGACGCGGCGGGCCGTGAATACTTCGTCATGTTCGTGTCGTCTCTCGGCATGAACCAGCTGAAGCAGGACACGGCGATCCTGAACGCCAACCGCGAGGCGCGTCCGCGCGAAGCGGGCGGCATGGATGACAACCCGATCTTCCAGGCAGGCGACCTGATCTGGGATGGGGTCATCATCCGCGAAGTCCCGGAAATCCCGGTCATCACGGGCGTTGGCAACTCCGGTTCCGACGTGGCCCCGGCTTTCCTGTGCGGTGCGCAGGCGGTCGGTATCGCGTGGGGTCAGGAACCCGCGACCCGCATCAAGAAAGAGGACGACTACGGCTTTGTCTATGGCGTCGCCATCGAAGAATGCCGTGCGGCTTCGAAGATGACCTTCTCGTCCGGTCTGACGGGTCAGACGGTGCAGCATGGCATGCTGACCGTGTGGCACTCGGCTCCGGCTCTGGCGTAAGGGAGGGAACCCATGCCGAACGCAACTCTCCGCTCGCTTGCGAAACTGGACACGTTCCAGGTTCGCAGCCCCGGCACTGTGGTGCTGGATTCGACCTACTCGGTTCCGGCGTCTACGGTCGTCGGGCACGAGATCGTCTTTGCCCGCGTTCCGACTTCCTGCCGGATCAACGGCACCACGCGCTTGTTCAACGACGCGCTGGGTGCGGGCGTCACGCTGTCTCTGGGCTTCAAACCCGTTGGCGGCAACTTCACCCTGAGCGGCACCGCTCTTGCGGCGGCAACTGCCGTTGCCACGGCGGGCAGCTTTACCGTGCCGGGCGACCACGTGAACGCGGGTCGCTTTGTATGGGAACTGCTGGGGCTTTCGTCCGATCCGGGCGGCTTTGCAGACGTGATCGGCGTGACTGCCGGTGCGACCACGACCGCTTCGGCGCAGGACGTGACGCTTTCGCTGGCCTACACCTGCGAGTGACAATTTGGGGCGGCTGTCATGGCCGCCCCTGCCTTTTGGGGGGTGACAGATGCGGGCAAAATACATCGGCAACGGCTGGGGCATGTGGAAAGGCTTGGACTTGGTTCCGGGCAAGGTTTTCGACATTCCCGAGGCGCTGCAAGAGATTGTCGCGCGTCATCCGCAGTTTGAACTGATCGAGAAGCGCGGGCCTGGCCGCCCGCCGAAGGTGCGCGATGGCAGCGAAGATTGACATCATCCAGATGGCCCTTCGGCGGATCAACGTCGTGGCCGAGGACGAACCGGCAACGGCGGATCAGGAAGCCTACGTCGGGTCGGTTCTGGATTCGCTCTATGCCGAAATTGCGCAGCAGAGCTATCCGCTGTGGTTTCTGACGGACGTTCCCGATGAAGCCGTGAGGCCGCTGGCGAACCTTCTCGCGGTGGAAATCGCCCCGGATTATTCGCGGGCTGCGCCGGACACGCGGGCGAAGGCATGGCGGCGGCTGATGGCCGTCGTGCGCAAGAACAACATAGACGAGGCGGTGGAAAAGCCTGATCGCGGGGCCGAGGTCTACTACTGATGCCTTCGCTTCAGTTCTTCGGACCATCTGGCAGGGACGCGGACAACCTGGCCGCCAATTCGGCGCGGCTGTTGAACTGCTATTTGGAGCCGGTGCAGCCGGGCGGCAGAACGGCCTACAGCGTCAAGGCGGTGTTGGGGACTTCCGCCTTTGCCAGCGTCGCGGGTGTGTTCGTGCGGGCGATGGGCGAGGTCGGAAGCCTGCTTTACGTTGTGTGCAACAGCCGCCTTTACAGCATCGATGCGGGGGGATCGGTGCTGGACCTTGCGGCGGTGGACGACAGCCCAAATGCCACGGTAACGGGGAACTTTGGCAAGGTCGCAATCACGGTCGATAGCCGCTATTTTGTCTGGGACGGCACGATAAGCGAGCCGACGCCGGGCGCGTTTTCGGCATTTGGCGGGGCGGACTACATCGGGGGCTACACGGTCATCACGGAGGCCGGTGGGCGGCGGTTTCAATGGTCTGCGCTGGCCGATGCGGAAAGCCTGCCTGGACTGAATTTCTCAACTGCGGACGGCAAGGACGACCTTTGCATCCGGCCTTTTGAGATCAACGGGTCGCTCTACATCTTCAAGGAACACTCGCACGAAGTCTGGTATCTGACCAGTGCCGCCGGTGCGGGGGCGTTCCAAAGACAGGTTGGCGGGGTTATCAACGTCGGGCTGAAGGCGTTCGGGCTGATCTGCCGGATCGACCTTGGCGCGTTCATGGTGGGGGACGACAACCGGGCGTATATCGTCGGGCAGGGGTTGACGCCGGTTTCCAATCCGGCGGTCGAGACGGCAATCGTGACGCTGCGCCCGCAGTTCTGTTTTACCTACGATGACGAGGGGCACACGTTCTGCGCCATCATCTTCGAGGACGGTCCGGCTTGGGTCTATGATGTTGCCACGACCGAATGGCACGAGCGGGCTTACGGGGCTGACTTTGGGCCGTGGCAGGTCTCGGCGGCGGCGCAGTTCGGGGATCGGCAGATCATCGGGCAGGACGGCGGGTTTATCCAGCAGCTTGTGCGGTCGTCCACGGATGCAGGGGTTGCATTGCCGCGCCGGATGGTGAGCCGGACGGCCACATTCGATGGGGAACGGCCAAGCATCGCGGAGTTCGAGATATTCCCCCGGCAGGGCTTTGACGCCGCGTCACTGATGCTGCGCATGAGCCGGGACAACGGGATCACCTGGACCGCGCCGAAGGTGAAAACCTTTGCGGTCGGGGAATACGGCAAGCGGATCATCTGGCGGGCCTTGGGGCAGTTCCGGCAAGCCACGGCTGAAATCACCATCAGCGACGCAAAGGAAATCACGATGAACGCGGAAGGGCGGCTGGCGCTGTCATGACGACCAAGCTGCTATTGCCGCAACAGCCCGTCACTGCCAAGGGTGACGCGCCGTCCCGCGATCTGGTGGAGGTTATCCAGCGCATTGTGCAGGACGTAGACCTGGCGGCCACGGCGGCGAGCGTGACCGCCTTGGACGGGCGGGTGACGACGCTTGAAGGCTATGGGCGGCGGGCGCTGCTTGCCACGCGCACCGGGGCTTCCAGTGCGAACTTGAACTTCACCGAGTTTAACAACGCGGCGTATCCGTTTTACCAGTTTGTGCTGGAAAACGTGCTTCCGGGAACGGACGCGGTGACCTTGCAAATGCTGTTCTCCACGAATGGCGGATTGTCCTATGACAACGGCGCGGGGAACTACGGACACGCGGGGGTGGGGGCAAGCAGCGGAACCCCCGTCAGCGCGGCGGTGCAGTCGGATACGGTCATCAACCTGACCATCGCAAACGACGTGGGGAACGCGGCGGGCGAGCTTGGGGTGACCGGGGTGGCGTTGCTTTACCACGCCGGAAATGCGGCCACCCGCACCCGCGTTCGGGGCGAACTGAGCTACGATAACGCTGCCGGGAACATGCTGGTTTGGAGCGTAACCGGGCGGAGGCTGGCAAACCAAGACACAGACGCCGTGCGGTTTCAGTTTTCCAGCGGAAACATCAGCAGCGGCACGATCCGCATGTATGGGCTGACATGACCTACACGATCAAAGAACGCCGCGACGATGACGGCACCTTGTTCATCGCCTTCCATTTTTCCAACGGGAAAACCGTGGAATTGAAGGCGTCGGATTATGCGTCCGGCGCGGCCATGATCAAGGCGGCGGAAGAACAAGCGGCGTGAGGATCACGCGGGACGAGGCGAAGGCTTACTTCGCCCATCCGTCGCAATTGCGGGCGTCCATGCTGGAAAGCGCGGACGACCTGCCGGAAGAGGTCGAGTATTGGGCAGACGGGCCGATCTGCGGCCTGTTTCACATGTCGTTCTGGCCGGGCGTGTGGATGGTCCATTACGCCGTGAAGCCGGAAGGGTGGGGCCACCTTGTGGAGCCGTCCAGGCGCATTCTGGCGGCCTTCTGGGACCATCACAAACCGCAACGGATCATCGGCTGGACCGATGCGAGGAACAGGGCGGCCTTGGCACTGACGCGGCGGGTCGGATTTCGAGAGGACGGCAGGATGCAACTGGACGGGCATGAAGTCGTCATGACGGGTTGGAGGCCATAATGGGCATCGGGGCAGCCATTGGCAGCATTGTTGCAGGTCGGGCGCAGTCAAAAGCTGCGGGCCGCGCCGCGCAAGCGCAAACGGACGCGGCAAATCGCCAGATCGATTTCCAAAAGGAAATCTACGCGGACCAGACCGCGCGTTTCCAGCCCTATCTGGACACGGGTAAGAACGCGCTGGCCGGGTATCAGTTCGAAATGGGCCTTGGCGCGCGTCCAGAGGGCTACGGGGGCTTCACCGCGACGCCGGGGTATGACTTCCGCCGCCAGCAGGGAATTGACGCCATAGACGCCTCTGCTGCCACGCGCGGGGGCCTGATGAGCGGCAAGACCCTGCAAGACCTGACCACATTCGGGGATGGTCTGGCATCGCAGGAATACGGCAACTACATGCAGCGCCTTGCCGGGTTGTCAGACATGGGCATGGGCGCGGCGGGGATGCAGGCGACGGCGGGCAACAACGCTGCGGCTGGTGTGGGCAATGCCCTTGCCAACATCGGCAACGCGCAAGCCGCCGGGGCTATCGGGCAGGGTAATGCTCTGGCCGGTATGATGAACAATCTGTCCGGCGCGTTCGGCTATATGCGGAACCCGAACGGGCAAGGTGGAGTGAACGGCAACGGGGCGTGGGCTAACGGCCTATTCGGTGGCAAGGGGCTTGGGGGCTTCGTCTGATGGCTGATCCGTTCCAGCTTGCCGCCAAGCAACTCGGGATGAATGAACGCGACCAGAACGCCGCGTTGGCCGAGTATCTGTCCAATGGCGGGGTCAACCTCGATCCGGCGGTTACGGCATGGTGTGCGGCCTATGTGAACGCCACGCTGGCGCAGACGGGTATGGAAGGCACAGGGTCGAACCTCGCCCGCAGCTTTCTGGATTGGGGGCAGGAAGTCAAAGACCCGCGCAAGGGCGACATTGTGGTCTTTTCGCGCGGTGACCCGAACGGGCCTTACGGTCATGTCGGGTTCTTTGATGGATATAACGCGGATGGGACGATCCGGGTTCTGGGCGGCAACCAAGGCAGCGCTGGCGAGGTCAGTATTGCCAACTATTCGCCGGATCGGCTGCTTGGCTTCCGCCGGGCTGACGGGATGCCGGTGGAACAGGTCGATATGGCTATGGGCGGCCCTGCCGGAGCGCCACAACCACCGCAAAACGCCCTTGCGCAACAGCCGGTTGAACCGCCACGCCCGCAAATTGCGATGATGGACCCCGGCGCGTTCATGACTTCACAGCCCAATGCTCTGGCGTTCCAGCCGTTCCAGACGCAACGTGTTAACTATCTGAGCGGTCGAGGCTGACATGCAGATGAACTCCGGGATCATCCTTGCCGGGCAAACGCCCGACATCATGGGCAACTTTTCCCGTGGGATGGAGGTCCGTTCGCAGCGGAACGCGCTGGCGACGCAGGAAAACCTGTCCAACCTTTACCGGACGCAGGGCGCGCAAATCCTGGCTGGGGATCAACAGGCGTTGAACGCGCTGGCCGGGATTGACCCGATGCAAGCCTTGGGCGTTCAGCAGGGGCAACTCGGCATGGAAGCAACCCGCCACGGGATGAAGATGGACGAAGCAAACCTCGGGTTGCGGCAGGAAGAACTTGCCATCACGAAAGAGAACGCCCGGATGCGAGCCGCCGAATTGGCGGCAACCCTTGATGCGCAGACGGCTGCGCGGGCGCAGAAAGAACTTGAGCGTGCCATCGCGATGGGTTCGCAGGCGCAGACGCCGGAACAGTGGGACATGATCATGTCCCAACTTGGCGAGGAGGGGCAGCAATACGTCGGGCAATTTGAAAACCGCGACATGATCATTGCCGGGGCCATTGGCGCATCGGAAGGGCTTTCCGCAGCTTTGCAGATTGGCCAAGGGCCGGAAATGACGGCTTCGCAGAAAGATTACACTTTCTACGCGGAGCAGGAGAAGGCAGCAGGTCGGACGCCGCTTTCGTTCAACGATTGGGATTTGCAGAGCAGAAAAGCAAGCGCAGCAAACACCACGGTAACGGTTGGCGGCCCGACCAAGGCGGAGACGGCTGCGCACAACAAGTCGGTGAAGGCGGATAACGTCAACCAAGTGATTGACGACATTCTCGCCACGAATGAATCTGCCATTTTGCCGACGACTGGCGCGGTCGGTGCTGTGCTGTCCAACATCGGCGGCACTGCTGCCGGAGACATGGCGTCCAACATTCGCACATTGCAGGCCGCCGCGTCTTTCGGGTCTTTGCAGGCCATGCGCGAAGCAAGCCCGACCGGCGGGGCTTTGGGCGCAGTTTCGGATACCGAAGTCAAACTGCTTCAGTCGGAATTGGCGGCTTTGGAACAGTCGCAATCGCAAGAGCAATTCCTGCGCAACCTTGAACGGTTCCGAAAGGTCTACAACGAGATCGTGCACGGTCCCCAGGCAAACACGCAGGGCGACACCGGCGGAACGATGGATTTCTCCACAATGGGCTTGGCCGAAATCGGGCAAGTGGACATTGGGTCGCTCACCCCGGAACAGATGGACGCGCTTGAAAAGCGGATGACGGAGTTGGGCCTGTGACGCCGGAAGAAAAAGCCCTTGAACTTCGGCGGCGACTGCTGAAGGCGCGGCTTTCGGCTGCTGGGAAGGCACCCGCCGCCCCCGTCGAAGAGGCCCCGCAATACGCCCCGAACGGCGTTCCGATGAACGACGCGGCCAAGCGGGAAATCATCGCGAAGGCCAAAGGCGGGGCGCTCGCGGTGTCGCCAGAAAACGCGGGCAATGCGGCTCGCGCCACGTCCCTTGCCGAAACGCGGATGAACCAAGGTCCTGTCGCCGCGTTCATGGGTAATCTCGCCCCCGGCCTAACTTTCGGCCTTGCAGACGAGATCGGCGCGGGCATCAGCGCCATGACCGGCGGCGATTACAACCAAACGCTTGAAAGCCTGCGGGCCGTCGAAGCCAACCAGGGGGCGGACAACCCGAAAAGCGCCATTGCGGGGCAAATCGCGGGCGCTGTGGCTGTTCCTGTCGCAGCTGCACCACGCGGCGCAAGCATGTTGCGGGCATCGGCGCAGAACGCCCTGACCGGCATGGGTCTGGCGGGCCTGTATGGCTTTGGCACGGGGGAAGGCGGGTTTGTGAACCGGGCGCAGAACGCGCTGGACGCCGCCCCCTTGGGCTTTGCACTTGGCGGAGCGGCCCCTGTGGCAGCCGCAGCCCTGACCGGCGTTGTGGGCGGCGGATACAACGCGCTGCGGGGCATTGTGGATCGTGTGCGCGGGACGGCCAACCAGACGGAAGCGAACCGGGCCGTGGCGCGCATCATCGACAGGTCGGGCCGGTCACCGGACGAGATTGCCGCGTCCGTTCGGCAGGCGGCGGCGGAAGGGCAGCCCGAGTTCCGGCTGATGGACGCCACCGGGCAAGCGGGCCAGCGCGCGGCGTCGTCCGTCGTGCGGCGCGGGGATGACGGGGCGGAAAGCCTCGCCAACTTCCTGCGTCAGCGGCAGGTTGACCAATCGACCCGCGTTCCCGGCTTTGTCGAGGATGCGTTTGGGGCCAAGAAAACGGCTGCGCAGACCACGGCTGATCTGAAGGCGGCGCGGAAAACGGCGGCTGATGCGGCTTATGGAACGGCACGGGTCGAGGCAGGGGCCGTCAACCTCACCCCCACCATCGAGACGATTGACGGGCTGATCAACCGCAATCCGATCCTTGGCGAAAGCGCCTTGGCGACAACGGAAATTGGCCGCCGCCTGATGGGCCTGCGGAACCAGATGCAGAAGGGTGGGGAGCAGCTTATTGACTTCAGCCGCGTGTTGAACATTAAGCAAGACCTGTTCGGCGTGATGGAGGGGCTGCGCAAGTCTGGCAAATCGGTCCCGCAAGAGCTTTCGGAAGTCTACGGGGCACTGGATGCTGCTTTGGAGGCGTCAAGCAGCGGCTACCGCGCGGCGAATGATGGCTTCCGGGCGGCGTCCAAGGTCATTGGGGCGGTGGACGAGGGCGCAATGATGGCACGTCCTGGGGCGCGCTTCCAAGACACCACGGCACAATTCCGCGCCCTGACGGCAGACCAGCAAGCCGCCGCGCGCGTGGGTTATGCGGATCGGATTTTGGCGCAGATCGATTCAAACAAGGCCATCACGGCAAACAAGGCCGCGCCGTTCAACAGCACGAAAGCCGCCGAAGAAGCCCGCGCGATGACGCTGAACCCGGATCAGTTCGGGCGGCAGATTGCCCGCGAAAACGACATGTGGGGGACCATGAACCGCGCGCTAGGCGGCTCGCGGACGGCGGACAACCTGATGGACGATGCCATGTCCATTCCGACCAGCGGCCCGGCCCGCCAAGCGATGATAGACTTGTTCCGCGTCAACCTTCCTGGCGTGGCGACAAACCTTGCAATCGCGGTTGCCCCGGCACTTCGCGGCCAAAGCCCCGCCACTCGCAAGCTGATTGCAGATGCGCTTATGTCGTCGGACCCGGAAGTCGCACTTCGCGCGGCGGCGCAGACCGTCAAGGATCAGGGCGTGAAGCGGGCTATCGAACGGGCCATTACCAGCGCCGGGGCCGTCACTGTTGCAAATTGACAGCTGCCGCAAGCCCTAGATAGGCGAGCGGGACAAGGACTGACAGATAGGCAAGGCCGGAAGCCTTGCGGTCGTGGCGGTAGAACTGAACAGCGCCCCACGCGACCAGGATCGTCAACAGGTTTGCGAAAAGCACTGCCGAGGCGGTGATGAAGAATGGTGCGTCCATCGCGCCAGAATGACCGAAAATTGCCGTTTCGGCAAGGAGTAACCCCCCAATGCCCGATCAACTTGGATTCCTCCCCGAGAGGGTGTTCACTGCTGCCGCCATGCCGGGGGCAGGCTACCGCGTGGAGTTCTTCCAAAGCGGCACAACCACGCCCGTCACGGTTTACACCACGGCGGCCTTGTCTGTGGCCCATCCGTCGCCTCTGGTCTGCGATGCAAACGGGGTTTTCCCGGCTGTTTTCAGCGCGGGCGGGGCGATCAAGGCGGTAATTACCAAGCCGGACGGGTCGAGCTTCTACACGCTAGACCCGGTGTTTCGGGTGTCCACGTCTGGCGCTGGGGCGTCGGAAATCAGCTTCAATCCGACCGGGCCGCTGCCGTTCAATAACGTCCAGGACGCCATTGAAGGCGCGGCTGCGTCGGCTGCGTCGGGCTTTACGCCCTTCGGCCTTGGCGTGACGGGGACGAATGCGCTGATCGCCAACCTGGACGCCACAAACACCGCGTCCGGCTCGTATCGCTTTGACAACACCACGACAGGGACATTCCCCACGGGCGTGACGGCGGCAAATACCGGGACAGTGCAAATTGACCGCGAAAATTCCGGCGATGCGGTCATGTTCCTGCAAAGCGGCGCTGCGGATCGGTGTTTCTTCCGGCGCATGGCATCTTCGACATGGGGAGCGTGGCAGGAAGTTATCACCGTCCCGCAAGGCGCGGCAGAAGGTGACATCATCTATCGCGGTTCTTCGGCGTGGCTGCGGTTGGCGAAGGGAACGGCGGGGCAGCTTCTCAGGATGAACAGCGGCGCGACCGCCCCGGAATGGGCGGCAGGCGGGGCTTTTACCTACATCACTCCGGTCACCAGCTTTTCGGGGACCAGCACCGACATCACAACGTCGCTTTCGGGCGTCAACGAAATCGTCATCCATTGCGAAAACCTTGGTCAGACCGGCACATCGGGGTCTAACTACGTCCTGTTTCAGCTTCGGGACAGCGCGTTTGTTACCACGGGATACACCAGCGCAACCGGGCACTTTTCAAACCTCTATACCGATGGTTCGGGGCTTCCGGTAATCGCGCTTGGCGGCGCGAATTTCAGTGGGACCATGCGCCTTAACCACCTCGGCGGAAACAAGTGGCATGCAACGCACGTTGGGGCAACGGGCGGCTCCGGGCAGGTCGCGCATGGCTTCGGTTATGTGACCTTGGGGTCGGCGCTAACCGGCGTCAGGGTGACAGCCACCGCCGGGCAAAACCTTGATTCTGGCACTGTAACCTTGGGGTGGCGCTGATGGAAAACGCCCTATCCCCCAAGCGCCCGTCCATTGATGACCGCTACGAAGCGGCGCAGCGGAACAACAACTACCTCCGCGAAACGCCGGTCGAAAAGCCCCGCCCCAGCGGCGTCAAGTGGAAGGCCCGACCAATGGGCGGGCTGAAACCGCACGGCATCAAGATCAGCGGCAGACTGGATTTCTGACATGATCCTCATTCCGCCAATTCAGGTTCAGCAAGGGCTGGCCTTTACGCATGATTTTGTTTGGGAAGAGGACGGCCTTCCGGTCGATATGACGGGCTGGACGGGAGAGTTCATTGCCAAGGCCGACTATGGCGACGATACGAAGCTTCTCACGGCAACGCCGGTCTTGGGGTCTGCCGGTGAAATCACCATCACCCTGACGGCGGAACAGACGGCAAGCCTTCCGGCGCAGGATCGGCAAGGCCCGGTCAAGATCGGGGTCTACCAGATCAAGGTTTCGGGCGGATCGACCGGCCAGATTTTCCAAGGCGACCTGCATGTGAGTGCCGCGCTATGACCACGGTCATCACGACAAAATCCAATTCGCGGACTTCCATCCGCGTGACCGATGGGCTGCAAGGTGCGGGCGTCCCGCCTGGCGGCACTTCCGGGCAGGCGCTTGTCAAGACGGCGGATGGTGACTTTGCGGTCGGTTGGGGCACCGCCACGGCTTCCGCAGCCTGGGGTGCCATCACCGGGACGCTTTCGGCGCAGACCGACTTGCAAACCGCGCTGAATGCCAAGCAGAACACGCTGGTTTCCGGGACGAACATCAAGACCATCAACGGGTCTAGCGTTCTTGGGGCGGGCGATCTGGTGGTTTCGGCTGGTGTAGCGGACGGCGACAAGGGCGACATCACCGTATCCGGTTCGGGTGCGACCTGGACCATCGATGCGGGGGCCGTCACGGTTTCCAAGATGGCGAACCTCGCGGCTAGCACGATCTTGGGGAACAACACCGGGTCACCGGCTGCCCCGATTGCCCTGACCACGGCACAGGTCAAGTCGCTGCTTGCCATTGCGGCGGGCGATGTGTCGGGCCTTGCGGCAACGGCCACCAGCACGGACGCGGCAAACCTCACCGGAACGCTTGCGGCAGCACGGTTGCCCGCGTTTGGTTCGGGGGATGTGTCGTTTGCCTCGGGCGGCGGTGCGGGGACCATCGCAGCCGGTGCCGTCACGCTTGCCAAGATGGCAAACATCGCCACGGATCGCCTGATTGGCCGGGATACGGCGGGAACTGGCGTTCCGGAGGCCCTGACGGTTAGCGGCGGGATCGAGTTCACCGGCGCGGGCGGCATTCAGACCTCGGCCTTCACGGGCGACGTGACCAAGACGGCGGGCGGAACAGCAACGACCCTAGCCACGGTCAACAGCAACGTCGGGGCCTTCGGATCGGCAACGCAGGTTGCGACATTCACCGTCAACGCCAAGGGCCTGACCACGGCGGCGGCTAACGTCAGCATCAGCATCCCCGCGACGGCGATCAGCGACAGCACGGCTGCTGGCCGGTCGGTTCTGACGGCGGCATCGGCCACGGCGCAGACTGCGCTGTTTGACGTGTTCACCAGTGCGGCGAAAGGGCTTGCCCCGGCGTCTGGTGGCGGCACTACCAACTTCCTGCGGGCTGACGGGACGTGGGCTGC